TTCAGCGTGCCGTCGGCGTGCAGCGCCTGCTGGCCGTCCCGCATGACCGCCTTCTGCCGCACCACCAGCAGCGTCTCACCCTTGGGCGCGAGCCCTTGCAGGAACTCTACGAAGTCCATCTTCTCCCCCTTACTTGCCATACCTGGTCATCACCGCAGCCTCGATGTTGAGCGGTATCCCTGCCGCCCAGGCTGGTGGTGAACACATGATGCGCTGCATGGCGGCCTGCGCCGCCTCTGGGTCGCTCGTCTCGACCACCACCTCGTCATGGACGTGCAGCACGACGTCGTGACCCTCGGCCTCTAGCTGGCGCAGGGTATGACGAAGCAGATCATGCGCGGTGGCCTGGGTCACGTTCTCGCACGCGAGCCCCTTCCAAAGCCGCGCGCGGGGCCACTCTTTCGCGTCTGCGGCGGGCTTCCAGGAGGCTTTCGCATAGGTGACGCCCTCGGGCTCAAGCCGCGCGAAGGGATAACAGAGGACGCGGCCGGAAGGCAGAGCATACCAAAGATGCTGGCCGTCGAACAAATAAGTGATGTGCCCGGCGGTGAACTCATGCCCGCGGTTCCGCATCGCCCGCGTGTACGCCTCCTCCAGCCCCTGCCAGAACGGCACCGACCAGGAGTTCGCCCGCCGCCAGGCGTCCACCATCTTCCTGGCCTCGCTCTCGGGTAGGTTGATGCCGTAGATCCGGCCCATGGCCGCGAAGGCGCCGACGCCGCCAGCGAAGCCGCAGGCCAGCTCTTGCACCTTGCCGACTTGGCGCTGGTCCTTCGTGACCTCCTCGACGGTGGTGCGGAAGGTCGCGGCGGCGTTGACCTTGTAGACGTCCTCGCCGCGCTCGAAGATCCCGAGCTTCTCCATGCCGCTGTTCGTCTTCGACAGCCAGGGGTTCACCCGCGCCTCGATGGCGGACCAGTCGGCGGCGATCAGAACCTTGCCGGGCGCCGGCAGCAGCGCCGGGCGCAGCATGCCCTTCAGCACGTCCGTGACGCGGCGGCCGAACTTCGGCACGACCTGGTGCCCCCGCACCATGGCCTGGCGCACGTCCTCGGGCTCTGCGGCGCACTTGCGGGGGAAGTTATGGACCTGAGCGCCGTAGCTGGACGCGCGGCCGGTCGCGGCCCCGCCGGCAAATACGAAAGCGCCGCGCACCCGCTGGTCCTCGGGGTCGGCCAGTTCGGCCAGCCGGTTGAACTTCGCCACGCTGGAGGCCCAAAGGTCATCCGCGCATTGGATGACCTCGGCCACGTCGGGCGGCACCTCCTCCGGGTTCTCGGCGGCCAGGACCAGCAGGTTCGCGCGGACGTTCTTGTCGATGGACACCTTGGCCTCGCCGTCCTTGTGGACGACCATCAGCTTGCGGGCCTGCGGCCCAACCCGGTGTTCGACCCACGCCCGCATCTTGGGGCTGCGGACGCTGGTGATGGCGCCCGCCGTTACCTCGCGGACGGTCTGCTCGATCTCGACCAGTTCCTCGCCAGCGTAGCGCACGGCGGCGGCGCAGAGCGCCGTGTCCACCAACACGCCCCGGTCGTTGATGCGCTCGTTGACGTGGTAGTCCAGCAGTTCCTCGTCGGACAGGTCGCGCATCGCCTTGCTGACGGCACGCATCGCCCGGACGTCCTGCTCGCAGTAGCTGACCATCTCGGCCAGGAGCGCCGCGTCCTCGCGGAAGGTGCCGTCGGGGCGGGGGATGGACAGCGCGCGGATCAGTTGGGCGCCGCGGTGGTCCTTCTTCATGGACGCGCCAGCGAAGCGGCCCACGTCCTCCAGGCTGCCGGGGCCGCAGTTGGCGCGGGCCTGCGTGGCCGTGCAGTAGAACTGCTCCAGCGCCGGCTCGCGGAAGCCTTGGTCGGGGGCCAGGACGTACCAGAAGACCATCCGCTCAAAGGCGGCGTTGTGGGCGCGGATCTGGCCCTGGTGCTGCGCCACCCGGTCGGGGAAGGGCTGGCCGGGTAGCCAGGTCGTGACCTCCCCGTCCCCGAAGGCGTAGGACATGCACAGCACCTCAGTGCTGACATCCTGGGCGTAGTTGTACGCGCCCGCGCTCGTCAGGTCGCAGCGGCTGCGCGTCTCGAAATCTATCCACAAGATCACGGCTGGCAGTCCATCACGGCTGCGATGAACTCTGCGGCGAGCGGCGCGACAATCGCGTTGCCGTAGGCGCGCAGGCGTCCCACGCGGGCGGGAGCCCCATGAGCCAGCGGGAATGTGCCGGGTTCAACTGGCCGCCACTTTCCATCCCGGCAGAGGAGCCAGTCAGCATCTCGCCAGAAGCCGTGAAGCGGGCGGGCGTCGCCAGCCGGGCCATCTCGTTCAGCGGTCGGGCGTTGTGCGTGTACTCGTTCCCAGGGTTCAGCGCCCCCTTGTGGTCCCTCGCCGCTGGCGTCGGCCAGCCCGCCAGATGCGTCGCCACCGCCGTCAGCGTGTCGGCCTTGCCGCGCCCCCAGCGCATCCCGCTGCTCTCGCCGTCCTCCAGACGCGGCGTCGGCCAGCCACCATAGGCGCTGGCGGATGTGCGGAGCGCCGACGCTCGCCGCGCCAAGATCGGCCGCCCCGACTGCATATCCCACGGCTTCCAAGTCAATCCGAACAGCGTCGAGCCAGTCTCGGCCAAGCGCGCTCGCAACCTGCTCTCCAAGGACGACTGGAGGGCGGCACTCCGCGATGAGGCGATGGAACTCGGGCCACAAGTGCCGCTCGTCGGCGGTGCCCCGCCCTCGACCGGCGGCGCTGAAGGGCTGGCAGGGGCAGGATCCGGTCCAGACGGGGCGGCTGTCGTCCCAGCCAGCGGAACGCAGGGCGTGGGACCAGACGCCGATCCCGGCGAAGAAATGGGCCTGAGTGAACCCTGCGACGTCCGCTGGAGCCACGTCCCGAATAGACCGCTCATCCACAACTCCGTCTGCGATGTGGCCGGCCGCGATGAGATTGCGAAGCCATTGGGCCGCGAAGGGCTCGATTTCGTTGTAGTACGCTGCCATGGGGTGAAACGGCCCCTAGCTTGCGCTAGGGGCCGATCCTTCTCAGGCCGTGCGACGACGACGGCGGCCCGCCTCCGGGGCCGGCTCCTCGGCGGCGGGTTCCTGGGCAGGGGCCTCCGCGTCAGGGCCGTCGAGGCTCACCCACTCCACCACTTCGAACACGGGCGTGTAGATGCGGCCGTAGCTCTTGTGGGTGTAGTGTTCCTTCTTCAGCCGCACCACCGGCACCGGCTTGGACTGGTCCTTCTCCACCTGCGTGGCGATGGCGAGCGCCAGCACCTGCACGGCGCGCTTGCCGCCGACCGAGGTCGTCGAGAAGCGGGCTTCCATGTCCTTGTCCTCGCCGTTGACGCACTTCAACGACATGCCGACCTGCGGCTCCCAGCCGCGCTTCGACTGCGGCGGCGCCGGCTCCAGCTCGGGCAGCGGCTGCTGCACCGACACCATCTTCTCGCCCAGCACTTCGCCGTCACCCCAGGCGATGTAGCCGTGGGTAAAGCTGAACGGGTTGATGGCCCACAGGCTGTCGGCCTCGACCTCAGTCTGGTCGGCGCCGAAGACCCAGTGGCCGGTCTTGTCCATCTTGAGGATGACGGTGTTGCCGAGCGTGGTGCCCGTGTTGAGCGCCCGCAGGGACTGCGAGAGCGACTGCACGGACGGGAGGTTGGCGTTACCGAACTTCGTGACTTCGTTCATTGTACTGTCCTTTCGCGTTTAGACGATCTTACCAAGAGCAGCCGCCAACTGGCGGCCGATCTGCAACACCGCCGGCCGGGGATCCTTCTCCGGGGCCAGCGTGGTGCCTGTTGAGACGGCGACGACCAGTTCGTCCGGCAGTTCGATCTTGCGCTTCTTCAGCGCCTTCTCGGCCTGCGCCGGGCTGACCAGCTTCGTCTCCATCAATTCCGTGTCCTCAAAACCAAGCCCCGCTTCCTTAAGGACGAGCGCCACGAGCGCCGCCTGCGCCTCGTCCACGTCAACCCATTGGCGGGTCGCGCGCTTCTGCACCAGCTTGAAGCCGGGCACCGGCTCGCCGTTCTCCAGAAGTTGCTGCGCCAGCGCCCGCACGCTGGCAAGGTACTCCTCAATCAGCGGCGCCTGTTCCAGCATCTCGCCCAGCCGGGCGGCGTCGATGTTCTGGAGGCTGGTCTTCAGCGCCCGGTCCACGGCGCCCGTCAGCAGCGGGCAGACCGGCTTGGCGGCGCACCAGCGGCAATGGTCGCCCGTCTCCATGGACGGCTCCGGCCCCAGCGCCTCTTTCACGGCGGCGAACAACTGCCGTTCAAAGTCGCGGATGCGGTTGGGCGTCGTACGCCAGCACTTCACCGGCACGGCCGCTGTCGGCTGGACGATGATGCACTCAATGCTGGTGACGCCCTTGAAGGCCCAGGCGACCTTCGGCGTCCGCATCGCCGCAGCGGCGTAGAACATCGCCTGCGGGTTTTCCTCGACCGCGACGTCCACGCCGTCCCCGAACTTCCAGTCCAGCACGATGGCCGTGTCGCCAATGCGGCCGACCAGATCGGCCGAACCGAAGACGCCGGGCAGCGCGTCACCGAAGCCGACGACGGCCTCGCACTCGTAGGTCATGTCGAAGTTCGGGTCGATCTCGCCCAGAGCCGCCAAGGCCGGGCGGATCTTGGTGTCGATCAGCTCCTGCGTCACCGTCGCGCTGCCGAAGGTGTCGCCCAGGTAGTCTTCCGGCTTGAGGTCGTTGGCCAGCACGCCCTCCATGATGGAGTGGCAGAGGGTGCCCTCGTCAGCGTAGCGGGAGGAGGGGCGGGGCGGCATCTGCTGCACCAGCTTGACGGAGCCGGGGCACCGCATGACCCGCTTGGCGGTTGAACCGCCGACGATGTTGGAGTGTGCTGCCATCTCGCCCTCTACTGAACCTCGCTTGCCCGCATCCTATGACAACAGAACCGGTTGTGCAAGAGGTTCTGTGGTGCTATCCGTCGGACATGCGCGAGAG